GAACGTTTTTATGAATATCCAGATGTTCGTATGGAAGTCGCTAGACATCCAGAACATGCTGGTGAATTAGTTGATGATGAAGATCCAAATGTTCTTAGGGCTGTCGCTCAACATCCAGAACATGCTGGTAAATTAGTTAATGATGAAGATCCATATGTTCGGGAAACAGCTAGTGAAACTCTAAGAAAGCATGGCAAATAAGGATAAAAGAATTTAATGACCACAAACCCATTTTTCAATAACTTTGGAAGTTCTGCAGAACAGGAATTATTAGATTCCATTGTTGTTGAATCTATTCGCCAGTATGGTCAAGATATGTTCTATCTTCCACGTAGGGAAAATAGTTATGATGGAATTTATGGAGAAGATGATGTTCCAACATATGATACATATTACCAAATAGAAATTTATATCAAATCAATAGAAGGTTTTGGTGGACAAGGTTCTTTCATGTCAAAATTTGGTCTTGAAATCAGAGACCAGATAGTTTTTACAATTGCTAAAAGAACCTTTGAAAATGAAATAAAAGAAGCAGAATCATCATTACTAAGACCACGTGAAGGGGACTTGATATATTTTCCACTTAATAAAAAAGTTTTTGATATCAAATATGTAGAAAAGAAACCATATTTTTATCAATTAGGTGAACTACAAATGTATGATATCACATGTGAATTATTTGAATATTCTAATGAAAAATTTACTACAGGTATCGCTGAAATTGATGATTTACAACAAAATTATTCCTTTAATATCTATGATTATGGTATATTAACCCAAGATAATTTTGTACTTACTACAGAAGCAAATACATATCTTGTAACAGAAGAATATAATTCTATATTGCCTGCATTTGACCCATTAGCGGATAATGATAGGATAGAAGTAGAATCATCTAGAGATACAGCAAACACACTCATTAATTGGGATGAAACAAATCCCTTTGGTGGTGCATCGGATGGGAAATATTAATGTTTGGTCACGATACATTTTACTTTTCTACAACAAGAAAAATGGTTGTTTATTTTGGTACTTTGTTCAATAATATTCATATATCAAGAACAGATGATTCAAATAATGTCACTCATTTATTTCGTGTTCCAATGCAATATGGACCAAAAGATAAAGAAATTGCACGTGTTCTAGCAGATCCAGAAATCCAAAGAGAACCTGCAATTACTTTACCTAGATTATCATTTGAACTTGATTCAATTATGTATGATCCAAATAGAAAATTATCATCATTGAATCGTATTGTTCGTAAAAATGATAATGATGCAAATAAATTAAAACGTATGTATAATAAAATTCCATATAATTTTAATTTTTCATTATATTGTTATGCTAAACATGTTGAAGATGGTACTAAAATCATTGAACAGATTATACCATTTTTTACACCTGAATTCACTTCAACAGTAAATCTAGTACCTGAAATGGATATTACTTTAGATTTACCTGTAGTATTAACACAAGTTGGTTTACAAGATAGTTATGAAGGTGGATTTGATGAACGTAGAATGATTGTTTGGACTTTAAATTTTATGATTAAAGGTTTTATGTTTGCACCAATTGTTGATAAACCTATCATTAAAATTTCTAATACTCAATTCTTTATTGGAAATACAGTAACAACAAATACACAAGTTATGTCAGTATCAGTAACACCTGGATTAGATGCAAATGGTAATGCAACAACAAATAGTTCTATTACAATACCATATGCAAATATTGAAATAGATGATACTTATGGATTTATTGAAACATGGTCAGATTCAACAGATGCAAATACGAGCACCTAAAATGAATAATGATCCAATTAGTAAAGCTTTAGATGTGACTCCAATGACACAAACAATAAATGTTCCTGCAAAAACAAAAAAAATTGATAGTGATGAACAATTTGCAGAAGTTCAATCAAATATACGTAATGCAGCAGATGTAGGAGAAATAGCTTTACAAGAATTAGCTCAAATTGCATCATCTAGCCAACACCCAAGAGCATATGAAGTCGTATCTACATTGATGGGTCAAATTGTCAATGCAAATAAACAGTTACTTGAAATTGAAAAATTAAAACTTGAAATCGAAAAAGAAAAGAATGGTGGTCAAGTAGAAGAAGCAAAGGTCGTGAATAATAACCTATTCGTTGGATCAACCGCTGAACTATTAGAACAACTTAAGAGTAAAAAAGAATGAAATCCTTTAAGCAATATCTCTATGAAAAAATCTATGATTATGAAGTGAAAAAATTAGCATCATCTGAAATAGGTCAACGAATTATTAAAAATACTCGTGAAGCAATGAAATCTAGTAAAGATGTAGGATTTAGATCTGACCCTTCTCCTTCAGGAACCAAAGAAATAACACATTTAAGTCAACGATGGGAACGAGGTAAAACAGGAGGTTTGGCTGGACAGGGACATATTAAATCCGAAACACAAGAATCAGGTGTTCATTATACACCAATATCACCTGAGCATGATGACCATGAAATTTTAAGAAGAGCACTTGGAACCTGGAGAAGATATAGATCAAGTGACATGGGAAGAACATCACATAATTTTCACATAGTTATTGGAAATCATGACCATGAAGCACAAGAAGATTTGAATAAAAGAAGAACAAAAAACCTACACCCTTCAGACGCACGAGAAGAAATTGAAGATTATCCTGAAGGAATTATGAAAAATCCAGAGATTCATCATACCATACCACATAAAGAATTTAAATAGGAATACATGAATGACCCTTACAGAACAATACCAACTATGGTTAGAAGAACAGGAACAGCTTGACGAAATCCTTAATATGATGAGACATTATTATCAAGCATGGAATTTGCATGTTCGTGCTGAAAAAAAACGCAATAATCCTCTTGCGAAACATGGTGTTTTAGGTCCTACTGTTGCAGGTATTGCTGCATATGCTAGTGGTCCTCTTGGTCATCATATAGCACATGCTGTTCATCATTTGGTAAACGGGAATTTCGAAGGAGCAGCAGTCCATGCTCTTGCTGCTGGTGCTACGGCAGGATTAACTCTTCATGTAATTGGAGGTCATTTACGAGAAACACACAAAATATTTAAGAAACTTCTTTTACAGAGAAAACAAAATCCAGTAATGACAACAGAAAGTACACATATTGATAATCATCTTGAAAAGGCTTATAAAATTGTAAAACATCATGGTAAAGAAGATGAAATTGAAAAAATGATTAAGATATTAAAAGGAATAAAATAAAAGATAATTGATATGTCTGAAGGGTATCGTGGTTCTCATAATTTAAAAAAATCGAATGTTGCAATTGAATGGACACAAGAACTTTTACAAGAATTCGTAAGTTGTTCTAGTGATCCAATTTATTTTGCTGAAAATTATATGAAAATTGTTAATGTTGATAAAGGTCTTATCACAATACCATTGTATGATTATCAAAAAGACATTATATCAACTGCAAAAGATAATCGATTTACTGTTGCAGAATGTAGTAGACAAAGTGGAAAAACAACTGCAATTACTGTTCTCGTTTTATGGTATATAATTTTTCATCCAAACAAAACTGTTGCAATATTAGCAAACAAAGCAGACACCGCAAGAGAAATACTAAGTAGAATTCAACTTGCATATGAACACTTACCAAAATGGTTACAACAAGGTGTAGTTGAATGGAATAAAGGTTCATTTGTTCTTGAAAATGGGTCTAGAGTTCTTGCTGCTGCAACATCATCAAATAATATCCGTGGGTTCTCGATCAATATGCTTATCATCGATGAGGCAGCATTTATCGATGGTTGGGATGAATTCTTTACTTCAGTATTTCCTACTATATCATCTGGAGAATCTACTAAATTAGTTCTTGTTTCTACAGTTAACGGTCTAAATCATTTTTATAAAATTACTTCACTTGCAAGACAAGAAAAAAACAACTATAAATTGATTTCTGTACCTTGGACACGTGTTCCTGGTAGAGATGAAAAATGGAAAGAAGAAATACTTGCTGGTATGAATTATGATTATCAGAAGTTTCGACAAGAATTTGAAAATGAATATCTTGGTTCATCTGGAACACTCATTGCTGGTTGGAAATTGCAAGAACTTACACCCGCAACAATTCTTAATGAAAAATTTAATATTATTCAATATGAAAAACCCGAAAAAAATAGATTATATGCATTAATTGCAGATGTATCACGTGGTAAAGGATTAGATTATTCTGCAATACAAGTTATTGATATATCAGAAATGCCATATAAACAAGTACTATCATTCAGAGATAATATGATTACTCCAGGTGATTTTGCTGAAATGATTCATAGAATAGGGAGACAATATAATAATGCAGCTGTTCTCATTGAAGTAAATGATATTGGACAACAAGTTGCGGAAACATTATATTTTGATTTTGAATATGATAATATGTTATTCAGTGAATCAGCTGGTCCTTCTGGTAAAAGAATAACACAAGGATATAAATCAAAAGCTACAGATAGAGGTATTCGGACAACAAAAACAGTAAAATCTGTTGGTTGTTCTATGTTAAAATTATTAATAGAGCAAAATCAATTAATCATCAATGACTTTGATACAATTAATGAATTATCTACATTTTCAAAAAAACATAATTCTTTTCAAGCAGAACCAGGATGTCATGATGATTTAGTTATGTGTTTAGTATTATTTGCTTGGTTAACTGAACAACAGTTTTTCAAAGGAATGACAGATATTAATACCATCATTAAACTTCGTGAACGATCTGAAGAAGAATTGGAAAATGAATTATTGCCGTTTGGTTTTATTAATGATGGATTAGATGATGATATGGTGCAATTTGAAGGTGATGATAGATGGATGATAGTTGATCAAAATCTCTTTTTTAATAAATAATTTAAATTGAGTTTTTAATAATAACAATCCTAAAAGGGAGATA